GGGAGGAGCTGGAGGCAACATCACATTCTCGAGGAGGTTACCAAGCTTAAGTGATAATAAGGCAGCAGCTTCTCCCACTGCCTCGTTTAATGACACCTTAAATAGCTTGTTACCCTCTGTCACAAAGAAAGCTCCTGCCTCTGGAATTGACAAAAGTAAATTCCATGATCACTTTGACCAGGTGTTGGCTAATGCAGGAGCACCAACGCCAAATTATTTTACATTTTCCCAGATGCTGGCAGAAATGGGAGAAGAATTACCAGATGCACCAAAATACAAAGGTGCGTTTGGAGCATTACGTGCACAGGGGCTTTCAAAGCAAGCCCTATTAAATAGTGCCAATGCCTATATAACTTTATTGGACCAAGATAACTCTGCATTCAAGGCGGAGGCATTAGGATCCCAAAAGGAAAGCCAGGACCAAATCCAGGGGGTAAATAACTTGGTAGCAAGTAACAACATTGCAATGGAAAAGGTAAAAAATGAAGTTGCCCAACAAATTCAACAATTGGAGCAGGCTCGGGATATTAAGCTCAGGCAGCTACAAAAAGAAATTGACGACAACAAGGCAAAAATTGCACCACTGGAGGAAGCAGCAAGTAAAATTAATTCCCGCATAGACGCATTCAAAGAAGCCTGCGACGATTATAAAGCTATGATAGCTTCCGACATCCAGAAAATTCAAATGCTTATTCCAGAAAAGCAGTAAAAGTAAAATCAAATACAAAACAATCAATTAACAATTATCAATTAACCAAAAAAAAGAAAACGTAAACATGGACACAAACGTATTCCCACAAACATCCGGCGGCGGAAAATCGTACTGGGGTAAACCCGAGGGAAAAATCGGGACAATCTTTGGCCTCCTCCTTTTTGGCTTCATAGGATGGAAGGTAATTCCGTATTTAACAACAATCCTGGAAAACTGGATTCATTTTGCAGTTACTCTGGGAATTGCAGCCGCGCTACTCTACATTCTGGTCATAGATCGTAGAATTTATCTGGCGTTCAAGTACATGTATGACTGGTTTATTAAAAATGTGTTCGGCCTTGTATTCCGTTTAGATCCTTTCCTGATTGCGGAAGATTACATTAACGACATCAGGAAAGAAAGGGAAAATCTGGAAACACAAATTAAAAATGTAAGTAGCCAGAAAGAAGAAACAATTGCAACCATTGAGGAGCAGAAAAAGGAAATGAAAAATCAGATAAATATTGCTGCTGCCGCACTCAAAAAGGGAATGACACAAGACATGGGTATTGCTAGTGCACAAGCAAAAAGGTTGGAAGACTTTGCCAATGATTTGCAGCCAATTGCGGACAACCTCCAGAAAATTGAAACTTATCTTGAAGCAGTACACACCAATTCAGGTTACATGCTGCAGGATATGGAAAATGCTCTCAACATTAAGAAAGCCCAGTACAAAGCCGTTACCAAAGGTAATAATGCACTCAAATCTGCATTGGCTACTATGAAGGGAAATCCGGACAAGAGGATGCTAATGGAAAGTTCAATGGAATATCTGAAAGAGGATATAGCCGGCAAACTGGCCAATATGAAATATGCCATCAAGCAATCCTCTACTGTTATGAAGACCATTGATCTTACAAACGCCACAATGGAAACAGAAGGCTTGAAAATGCTGCAGGAATACAGGCCAGAACTTTTCGCATATAAGGAAGGCGAAGCTCCTGCTGCTATTGTCGAAATGAATGCCAATTCAACCAAGCCAATTACAAAGTACAACGACCTGCTGAAGTAATCAGCCATTTAATCAATTAATCAATTAATCAATTAACAATTATTAACTAAACAACGTAAACAAAAAACGATCATGAGTACACAATTAAGAATGACACCAGGAGGTAAGGGACTTATACTTCTGTTAATAGTAGGACTTTTAGGCGGAGGCTACTACTTTTGGAGCAAACACAAACCGATGAAGGTTGCACCCGCCGTAATAGTATCTCAGGGCGAAGTAGCAACACCAGATGCTCCTGAAGCATCTTTACCGCCGATGGATGCGAAAAAAATACCATTTCCAAGTGCTGATGTAACAGCCGGCACAATACATGGTACAGTTGCAGATATGGGATGGCAAGCAAGTACTGGGTTTAACTATGCAAATGGAGGACCGCAGACGACAAAAGGCTCCATATTCGGCCAAATGGGATTTAGTATGACTATTGAACGTCAGAAAGATTGCAATCAATCCCAGGCAAAGGTAATTCAATTCTGTAAGGATTACCAAAAGAACCCTAATACACCATTTTATATGGCGACGTATATGGGAACTGGGGTTATGGGAGCGTTATATAATATAGACGTCGCTCTTAAAGCTGCTAATGTGCCAGAAGAATACTGGCCACAAGGTTTTATGATGCCAGGATCATCCCACGGAGAAGACCAGGTTATGGGAGCAAGGAAATATAAAGATGACCCCAACAACCTCAAAGGTGCAGTTATGATATGCGTAAAACTTGATGGCGACGAAGACTGCGGTTTCAAATATGCAGGTGCATTTGGCCAGCCTGTTAATTCGAACGACAAAGTTTATGAACTACATGCACTTAATCTTCGCTTTGTCACAGACTATACAATAGCTGCCACTGATTATAATGCAAACGTAAAAGAAAGTCGCAGGCTATTTATAGACGGTGTTGACCAAAAGAGAGATACCTTAGTAGGAATAGACCTTGTTGCTACCTGGACACCGGGCGATGTTACTGTCCATAATGGGCCAAGAGGATCGGTAACCGTAACTATTGCATCTACATATGAATATGCTTCGATTATGCCAGCCGTAACTATCACATGTGCCAAATGGATACAAGATCATGAGGAAGTTGCAGAAAACTTAATTATCGGTACTGCTATCGCCGGAGACCAAATACGTTCATTCGAAGATGTTAAAAAGTTCGCATGTGGCATTAATGCAAAAATCTATAAGGAGGAAACCGAGGAATATTGGTACAAATATTTCAATGGCGTAAAACTACCAGTACCAGGTAAAGATGGATTACCAGATTCTACAAATCACCTTGGAGGATCTCGTGTATATAATCTGGCGGACATGGCAAATATGGTAGGCATTATGATTAAAGGTATGACTGATAACAATGATATTTATGGTTCTGTCTATAATACCTTCGGTGCGTTGCAACATAAATATTTTCCTGACGATCTTCCAACATATCCTACCTATGATAAGGGCTATAATAAAGCGGTCTTATTCAACGTTACACAAAAACACCCCGAATTGTTAAAGGGCAAGGCTAATTTGCCATCGATGGAAGGTAAGATGACTAATAGAATAGGTAATAAAGCATGGCATATTGAATTTGACCTCAATTCCGCAGAAGTAGCAGCTTCCTCAGATGCAGATATTGAAGCCATTTATCAGGAATTGAACACAACGCCTGAGGCCAAGGCATTGTTAATTGGTTACACCGACAATAGCGGTAGTGATGCTGTAAATACCCCATTATCCGCAGCCAGGGCAGCTTCTGTTAAAAAACGCCTGACCGATAGAGGTTTAGAAGAAAATCGTTTCTTCCCTACTGAAGGACGTGGATCAAGGGATGCGATAGCACCTAACACCACAGAAGAAGGACGTAGGCAAAACCGCAGGGTTCAAATCTCGCTCCTGACAAAATAATTGGTTCCCCCAGCGAGGCTTCGGTCTCGCTGGTTTTTTCAAATCCTTAATTTTAATCGTTATGACAATAAAAGGATTAAAAGACGCTGGCTTTGAGGTTGAAAAAACTGGGAATAGAAGCTTTACAATTTCTAACAATGGCCAAAAAATTAAAATAGAAAAGGTAACAGATACTAAGTTCAGGTACAAGAACAACCCGCCGACTCCTTATATCGACGTATTGTTAAACCAAATCAATAATCGAGTCGAGGCATAAAGCCAATTAAAAAAATCCAAATGGAAAAATCAAGAAGTATATTCGCACCAAATTTTATACTGAAGAGATCAAAACAATCCAGAATGATAATAACAATCGTTCAAATTTTGGTAGTGCTTCTTTTTCTTCAGTTCCAAAGCAACGACTTGATACCAAGACCCTCTGATGTTGTTCCAGAGGGTCTTGTTGTCGTTGGAGCTCCAGACTTTATGCAAAATTTCTGGATAACAGTATTCTTCCTCCTTCGGGGGATGGGAACAGCAACACTAATTTCACTATTCTTTTGTTACATTTATAAAATTGATGCCTTTAGGGGTTTCAGCGTATTGGTATCAAAATTAAGATACCTTACTTACGCAGGTTTTGTATTTGTATTAACCATGATGCTCCATGATAACGGAGCAATTAAATTCTGGGTTTTAGTATGTGGTATAGTCCCTTACTTTGTTACTTCTCTTCTCGCATATATTGACGACATTCCTGATGAGGAATATCAATTGTGCTACACCTTAAAAATGAAAAGATGGGAAGTTCTTTATGAAACAATAATCCGTGGAAAACTACATCTTGCGCTTGAAGTTGTTCGCCAAAATTTTGCTATTGGGTGGATGATGATAAGCAGTCTTGAAATACTATGTTGGTCTAAGGGAGGATTAGGTACATTATTAACCACAGAAAATCGACACTTTAGAATGGGTAGAGTATTTGCTATTCTTGCCATTATACTAGGTGTAGCGTGGATATTTGATTACCTATTTAAAGTAATCGGAGTTTGGATATTTCCATATACTAATCCCGATAGGGCAAGAAAACTTTGGATAAATCAATTATTCCAATTATTCCGGACTAGAAAAATATTTCCTAAGCTTGCTAAAAAAACTTCCAAATGAACTATCAACTTAAAGAAGTATTAATCTCGGTCGAAAATCTCAATGTATCCTACGGTGATAAAGTTGCTCTACACAACATCAATTTCCAAATCAAAGATATAGTACTTCCTGAAACTGGAAAGGCTAAGGGTCAAATAATAGCAATCATTGGACCTAGCGGTTGTGGAAAATCCACCCTTTTCAAGGCACTCTCTGGATTTTTAGAATTGACAGAAGAAAATGGATGCAGTGGCTTTGTAAGAGTAGGAGTAGATCAACACCTTGTACAAATGGGAGAGGTTGGAGTGATTCCACAAAATTATCCATTGCTTAATCACCGAACCATTTATGAAAATTTCCATATTGCCTTAAAGGGTAATAATAATAAGGACAGCGTGATAAGTGAGTATAGTAATTATTTTGACCTCTTTGACCAGCTGCAAAAGTACCCAAGCGAATTATCAGGGGGACAAAGACAACGGGCAGCAATACTCCAACAAATTCTTGCAGGTAATCAAATACTCCTTGCGGACGAGCCTTATTCAGGCCTGGATTTTGTAGTAAAGGACAAAGTTACCGAACTCCTAATAAAGGCTGCTGACATTACAGAGGAAAACACTATTATCATAGTTTCCCATGATATAGAATCCGCATGTGCAATTGCCGACCATGTTTTCGTACTTGGATCTGATGGAGTAAATCCAGGATCAACAATACTTAAAACTTATGACTTTTTAGAAGAGGACCTTGCATATCATTCTGAGATACGTGAAATGCCGAGGTTTCGACAAATAATAGGTGAAATAAAAACCTTGATGTCCAATTCTTTAGTACACACTATCCAATAACAATTAAACAATTAAACAAAACAATGAAACATTTTTTATCAATGCTCGTTTTAATTATCCTCGCCTCGACAGCAGTCCACGCCCAGGATATCTTGGTTCTCCGAAGTGGGAATACAATGAAGGTACAAGTAGTAGAGGTTGCAAAAAAGAACGTTCGGTATTATGATTGGGGGAGTAAAACACAAAGGGTATATGTAGTACCCGTTTCTGATATAATCTCAATTAAATATGCAAATGGTACTACACAAACATTTGACCAGGAAAAAACAGAAAAAGCTAGGGTAGATTCTTTCGGAAGACATACTAAAAGCTGGACCTTTAATGGCGGTGGGGGTATAATCCTTAGTAACACTTCTGTAGACAAATGGAAGGGTGGCGTAAGCGGCGGTTTGGAACATCAATTTGGTTACCAGATGACTAATAACGTTAATCTTAGTATTGGCGGGGAATTTATGTATTTTTCCTCTCAAACAGATACTTCTACGGTGAAGGAAAAGTCTGGGAATACATTGTATCGTATTAGTTATCTTGGAATTCCAATAACCCTCAATTTAGTTGAATTGGGAAAACCCAGCGGACTCTATTTCTCGGTTGAGGTATCACAGGGTGTTAGGTATTGTAATCAACTAGTAAAACAGAATCTTTCGTATGCTATCAAAGGTTCGTTCTCCGGAGGAGTAGGACTTAAAACAGGCAGAACGTATTTCCAAATAGGGGCATACGCAGAATACATCTCCTTTGGTAGTAACTATGACGGGCTTGGATATGGAATAAGGGTAACAACCATCCGTTAAAACCCCTTTATAATTATTTTATAAAATCTTTAACAACTATAATTTTTTTATTCAGAATACAAATTGTATATTTGCTGTATTAAATTAATTATTAACAATCAAAAAACAAAAGCGTTATGGCACTCAAAATGAAGACCGGCGGTAAAGTATTTTTCCTCGTATTAATCCTTGCAATAGCAGGAGGAGGATATTACAAATACTACACATCCCACCCCCACCCAACGAGCTCGGGTAATGATCAGGTAACATCCTCATCAGGAGCTACACAACAGACAGCAGAAGTCCCACAGAGCACTTCTATTCTGAAAATTGCCGGTTCTAATACAATTGGCGACGTACTGGCACCAGCACTTTGTAAAGGCTGGATGGAAAGCACTGGTTATTCCAACGTCCAGATACTTAATACCGGTAAGGATGAAAAGGCAGTAGTTGGAACGAAGAATGGAAAAACAGACCGTGTGGATATTTCAGCCCATGGAACAAGTACCGGCTTTTCATCCATCTCTAATGGCGGTGCCAGTATTTGTATGGCTTCTTCCAAAGACAACACCGGTAATTATAATGAACACGTTATTGGCCTGGACGGTATAGCAGTTATCGTCAGTAACAGTAGTTCTATCAACACATTAAGTATGCCGGATTTACAAAACACTTTTAGTAGTGGTAATTCCATATACAGAATGGACGATAATAGTGGAACCTACAAAGTTTTTAAAGAGGTTGCAATGGCTGGCCGCGAAATTAATGGCAATGCAAAAAAGTTCGCATCTGGAGCTGAGTTAGCAACTGCTATAAGTAGCGATGCAAATGGTGTTGGCTTTGCCAGCTACACTTTCCTTTCAACCTCGGGGATAAGAGCAGTACCAATCAGTATTAGCCCTGGTATGCCTGGTATAATTCCAAACGCTTTGACCATCCAGTCGGAAAAATACCCTCTCTGCAGAAGGCTGTATATGTATACTCCGAAACAAGCAGACCAAACAGCAGGATCTTTCCTAAATTATGTAGAATCTGCCAATGGACAAGCGGTCGTACAAAACAGCGGCTTTATCAATCTAACGGTCAATGTTAATAATAATAACGATAATCCAATAGGTATGCCAGGAGATCCACCAGCTTATACTAACTTGATTAATACTGGTAAGAAGATAACTACAGAGTTCCGGTTCGAATTTGGGGGAACAACACTGGATAGTAGGGCACTGGCAGACGTAAGTAGGGTAATATCTTTCCTTTCCCAATCCGAGAATAGGGGTAAGAAATTAATACTCGTAGGCTTTACTGATAACGTAGGTGATGTAAACAAAAACACTGCACTATCGCTCACCAGGGCAAATACGGTAAAGAGTGTACTGACAGCAAGGGGAGCAGATGTAAAACAAGTACTCGGATTTGGGCCATTACGTCCGGTAAGAGGAAATGCTACACCGGAAGATCAGGCAAACAATAGGAGAGTGGAGGTTTGGTTGACTAACTAGTCAACTAAACCTTTTATTCATATTTTAACAATCATCAATTAACAAAATCAACAAATTTCAATCATGGCAATTCGTATGAAGCCCGCAGGAAAGATTATTACATTAGTACTGTTCATTGCAGCAGGAGTAGTAAGCTTTCAAATGTACCGGAATTACAAGGGCATTTCCGGAGACTCCCCAGGGAGCTTATTAACACCAAGTTCTTCCGATAACATTATCCTAACAATTGCAGGTTCAACCGTTATGTCGGAAGACCTTGCACCGGAACTGGCACAAGGATATATGGAAGAGAACGGTTATGAAAATGTAACCATTAACAATCGTGGAGCGGCTGGATCCGAAGTAACTGGAACTCTAAAAGGCAAAAAGGAAAGTATCCTAATCCAGCCAGTTGGAAATTCCGCAGGAATGACAGCCATAAGCGAAAAGAAAGCAGACATAGCTATCTCTCTTCTCGAAGCACCGGCTAACAACAATGACGAAGAAAAGGAGGTCGGTATGGATGCAGTCGGTATTATAGTCTCCAAAGATAATAAGAATGTTACTGCCCTATCCGTCGCAGAAATAGCAGATATATTTGAGGGAACTTCTTCCACAAAAATGAACCTTTATGTATTGGATAAAACAAATGAGTATTACGAATTCTTCGACCAGGAGATAATGGAAAAGAAGAGGATTAGCGCTACCGCAAAAGGATTTTCTGACGAGAAGGAATTGCTAGATGCGGTAGCAAAAGATCCAAATGGCATTGGATTTGTAGACTATGAGTTCCTTAAAAATACAGGAATAAGAGTTGTACCAATTAAAGAAACAGCTACTTCTTCTCCAATACTTCCTAATGACTTAACTATACAAAGCGAGGAATATCCTTTGGCTATGCGTATTTATATGTATTCTTCCGAGAAGCCTGATAATCCTCATATACAAAAATTCCTCGATTGGATCGAAGAGGACGAAGGCCAGGATATTGTTGAAAAAACAGGTTTTGTTAATTTTGATGTGGAATTTATTGATGATACTAAAAATCCCGAAGTAAATGATACTGATCCCCCAGAGTATAAAAAATTAGCCGCAAACGGTAAAATGATTTCTACCGAATTCCGTTTCGAGTATGGAGGTTCAACATTGGATAGCCGGGCAAATGACGATATTGAAAGGGTTATTAAATTCCTTTCGAAGGATGAGAACAAAAGAAAATCCCTGGTACTTGTTGGCTTTACAGATAATCAAGGAAATCCTGCCGGAAATATAGGACTTTCTTTAAATAGGGCTAATACACTACGGGACGCTCTTAAATTACATGGAGCCAAAATATCCAGAACACTTGGCCTCGGATCAGCAATTCCACTACGTGATAATGGAACGGAAGAAGGAAGAGCAGAGAATAGGAGGGTGGAAGTTTGGGTTGAAAACTAATAGTAACAATTATCGATCTATATAAAAAACCCTGACCATCCAAGGTCAGGGTTTTTTGTGGTGTTAAAAACTCTTGCGTTTCTCTCGAGAAACTTTGATTACAGGTTTTGATATAATAATTATAACAAAACTTGAAATGAACGCAACAGTAATTGACGACCCGATTTATTTTGAAATTCTCGCGGAGAGACAAAGGCAAGAGATGAAATGGGGTCAACAGGATCACCCTTCTGTTGACCCCATTTTGACGGGGAGAAATGGAGGTGCAACGCCAGATAGGCTCTGTCAGGAATACGAGATTCCTACAGAACACAGAGCAAAGTTTCTATGCGATAATGCGGCTGGTAAAAATGTGCTCACTTGGAGCCATATTTTAGTGGAAGAGCTTTCTGAAACTATTTCTGCATTTGACGACAAAACCCGAAGAGCAGAGCTTATACAAGTGGCCGCAGTAGCCATAGAATGGATTCAATCGATAGACAGGAAAAATAAAGAAAATGGTTCAAAATAATTATAGTATATCATTAATAAACTCTTATACCGAAGATCCTGCAAAGGATGCAGAAGAACTCTATACCTTACCTGTCCTATCAATCGAGGAGGAAAATGGAAAATGGTATTTTAAAGACTCTATTGGTAATAGAGCTCCGACTACAAAAGAGACTATTAAACAGTTTGTTTTTGGTTGTGAGAGAATTAAAGTATTTGGAGCAGTATATCTATATTTGATTTATTATCCACAACACAAACCTCCAACCCGTAAATTAGAGGAACTAAAAGCCAAATTAGCATAGGTATGTATGATCCAGCAACAATCGCGGATTTTAAGCGGAGAATTAAGGAATTTCCTTTAGAGGAATTAAGGGATACTGGTTTGAAGTGTCCCATTGAAGGAGATCCTCTTTTCTACATAGGACAAATAGATGAAGAGGCTCCAGGTAGAATTACGTATTGCTCTATGAGAGATGGTATTTTTCAAAGAGTCTATACCAAAGAAAAAGAAGAACCTTATTATAAAACTAATTGGGATTCTTTTGATAGCCAAGGAGAGAGTAAATGGCCGGTCTATAGAAATAGATTTTTTGTTCCAGATTCTTCTGGTCTTTGGACAGAATTTAAGACTCATTTCACTTGGGCAAGTAATCAATCTACAATCTATCTTCCGGTAGATATGTCTGAGGAAGAGGTAAAAAAGACTATAGAGATTCTCCAAGATGAAGAAGGAGGAGTTGGTAATATAATGCCAATAGCAGCCAGGGTAGCAGCCAAAACAATTGGTATGGATTTGGTTGCAGTAACACCGATGTCTGGACCTAAAATGTCATTGATGTATTTGGATTATACCTATCCTGGATTAAAGTATGAATACTCAAATAGGCAAACACCTAGAAGACCAAGAAGAAAAAAGAACATTCGATTTATAAAAAAGAAAAATGGAACAGATAGAATTATTCCTGGAAGGAAATCACGAATACACTTATACCAAGGAGGAAAAAGATGGAAAAGAAATCCATACACTCCATTACTCCAATAATCCTATTTGGGAGGATAAAGTTCGCGGGCAAAAAGCATGTTGGCTAGTAGATGATGGGAATGGATTTGATATGAACTATACCGATTATGATTTGGCTAAGGGATATATTGATTACGCAGAAATGTCCCAACTCAAATATCTACTTGAAATAGTTGTCAAAGAGCCCAAAGCCGAATACTATAAAAAGGTAGATCTATAAAATGACGGGATATTTAAAAAAGTTCAAAAATTTGAGCCTATTTCTTGCCCCTAATGATTTATATTAAAAATAATTTTGGATTTAAAATTTCAAGCTTAAAATCGACCAAAATGCACTTCCAAGGCGATTATTTTAATCAAATTTTGAGGAAAATTAACTAAATGCACTAATCCCCGAGGGCTGGAAAACTCTTTGACCTATAGATAAATATAGGATACAAAAAATTCAAAATAACAACAAAAATGGAAAGGAATTTGTTAGAGCGTATCCAGAAAGAAATAGAGTATATCCTGGAACACGAAGATGGTCTTAATCATCACGACAAGGTAGAATTACACAGATTACTCCAAGAGAAGAAAAAACACGAAGCCGCATTAAGTAAAATAGAAATAAATTTACAAAAGTTCACGGATGACATTATTCAATAATTTTTAAATATAACTTAAATGGAATTATTAGGAAATCCAGTTTACATAACCTATAAGAATTGGAAAGGAGTTATTGGACATAGAAGAGTACATCCTATTAAAATATGGTATGGTGGAACAGAATTCCACCAGGAATTACAATGGTTCCTTCATGCAATTGATATAGAAAAAGGAGAAGAAAGGAATTTTGCAATGAAGGATGTTATGATGTGGAACAATGATTCGGAACTAAGTCCAATAATATAGGTTGGTCGGCGTATGCTTCGACCAAATTAAATTTCATTCGATTACGTCTTTGAAGTTTAAAATAGTAAAACTAAGAAATGGAAAGTAATAAGGAAGTACTCGCAATGACATTAGATGGTAAACCCCTCTATGAAGGTTCCAATTTTTGGTATATTAATAGTGACGAATCAGTACATGGAGCTATTATGACCAAAGATAGGGCAGAATATTACACAGGAAGGTATCGTATTTATAAATTCAAACACGCAGCTATATGCAACTCGAAAACCGGAGGAATGTAAATCCTCCAGTCTACTATAAGATAGTAGAAAAAAAGAACTCCAACCTATATACATTATTCCACGGGATTGGGGGAACAAGAAAACTACCTATTGATACTTGGATAGAAGGTGAAATTAGAGAAAATGTCATGGATGGACATGGAACTAAATACACCTCTGGAATTCATATTATAGAAGGTAAAGAAAATGCAGAAGAATATCTGAAGAGATTTAAAAGAACGGATCGGGTAATTGTCGAATGTCACGCAGAAGGGCTTAGAAGAAAAGAAAAGAGTAAGTCTTATGTTTATTTAGCAAATCGTATTAAAATAATTAATTAAACCAAAACATATGAAAGTTTATTTAGCAGGTCCAATTACGGGCTATGATTATGGAACCGTTAACAATTGGAGAGAAGGAGTTGTAGAACATTTAAAGGACCACGGTCTTCATGGATACTCTCCAATGAGGGGTAAGAATTATCTAAGTAAGGAAGATATGATACAGGATTCCTATAGTGATTACACTATGAGCTCTATTACTGGTATCAATGTCCGCGATTTTAATGATTGTAAGACTGCAGATGCCATTTTGGTGAATTTATTAGGTGCCAAAAGGGTATCAATTGGTACAGTTATGGAAATAGCATGGGGTAGGGCATACCAAATTCCAGTCGTTTTAGTAATGGAAAAGGATAATATCCATTCACATGGTATGCTAGAATTTGGTAATATTATCGCTCCAAATTTAGATGAAGGGGTAGAAGCAATTATCCAGATATTGAAACCGTAACGGTTGATATATAATGGATGAAGAGTTATCTAGAATATACTAAATTATTAGAAGATACTAACGTTCCTATCTTACCTGCTGGCGATACTCCAAAAGATTCACCGGCAGAGGTCTATAAGGATATAATTAATTTGGATTATAAGGATTTTATTAACGTCTTGAGTAATGACGTTAAGAATCCTCGTATAGATCATTTGTTAAAGGCTGGATTAAAAGATGGTAAGCCAGACGATGAGAAAATGAAATTTACTAAGGAGATTATAAAAGTGAGTGATTTAAGACCAACCCAAAGAGAAATAGATCTAGATAAATCCTTAAAAGTACAATTAACCGCACAGTATCCGGATCAAATAGATATGATTTTAGATGGTAAATCTGTTGAAGTGAGGGGTCCAATAGTAACTTTAAATTCCAAATATATTATTGATGGACACCATAGATGGTCTCAAATTTATGCTATGAATCCCCAAGCTAATATGTCTTGTGTAAATATAAATTTTGATATAAGTCCGATAGAAGCATTAAAAACCGTCCAAATGGCAATAGCTGCCGAAGTTGGGTCTGTTCCTGTCGAACATGTTGAGGGAAAAAATATGTACGATTGTAGAAAGTATGATATTTACAAATATGTAAAAAAACATATTTGTAAATTAACCTATGACAAATTAGTAGAATTTAAAAAAATTCTTCCACACGAAGAACATAATATGGCTAATCAAACAGCAGCTAGGTATTTCTGGAAAAATATTCACACAATGCAAAAAATATCCCAGCCTGCCAAAGGATCCCCAGATAGAGGACTAATGCCACAAACGGAATATGCCCCCAACTGGGAAAAGACCTTAGCATCTGGTGAAATTAATTTCAAGGATCCTTTCAATTCTGTAAAAGAATCTAAAATTCCTAAATATAGTGATTTTATAAACTTAAAGCGGTGATAATCCCAATTTCTGTATATCGTCCGGGGTTAATCCCATAAACTTAGTGAGTATAAATTCTCTGTTAAAAAACGGGGCGCCTTCTCCAGTCTGGATCTCTAACATTTTTTCGACACGAGCAAGCCTTTCTGTTATTAGCTCTAGCGTATTTCCTGTTGTTGTCTTTGCTGGATTATCTTCTTTCTTTTCTGGCTCCTCCTTTTTTTCCTCTGGAGCATTACCAAAAGAAAGGCCGTATTCCCTATCAAATAATTCTTGTGATCCAAGATTCATCGTTTCTGCCTTTTTCCACGCTTCATCTCTCCCCGGGACTAACCACCAGTCTATTCTATGTGGATAGAATACATTTTTTCCATTTATAGCATCATTATAAATTTCCCAGAACTTATTACGTCCATTTGGTGTAGATTGTACTATTAATTGTCCATCACTACTTGCTAACATTTGTCCAAATGCCATCATATAGACATCATTAAAACTATTATATGGTATATGAGCAGCTTCATCAATATAGACAAGATCAAAAGTATAACCTAATGCAGGTCCTTTTGATGATCCTTTTGCTATTACCCTAGCCCCATTATCAAATACAACAGAGGTTTGATTCCAAGCCTGAACTCCAGGCTTCATATAGAATGGTAAGTTTCTATAAATAGTTTTAATTTTGTCAAGAACCTCTACTCCACTATCCCTATTATTATTAACTAATAATATCTTTTTTCCTTCTAAAATTTTACTCATACAATAGATAGCTTCCATAATGGTTTTACCCGTTTGCCTAGCTGCCATTGTAACAATAAACCTATATTTCTTTTGGGCTGTTAAATATTCTTCCTGATACTTGTGTAGTTGGATTTGTTTAATTCCTTCATAAGTGTTCACTTTACAAAAGGAATTGGCAAGATGAATAATATCTTCCTTTACTTTTGCAATAGATTCTAATTCTTCCACCGTTAGATCAAATAGTAGATTACCTTTCTTTAGTTCGATGTCATTTTGATAAAAAGGTGTTTCGTTAAATAGACTTGTATCATTACCTAAATCGTTTTTGATAAAGTCTATTATTTTGGTACTGTGGATCATATTAAAATAATTTTATTGTTTCGGGGTGTCCAATACTTCCATATCTTCCATCCTCCGTAATATCTAAGTTTTTAAATACGTAAGAAACCTTGATTCTCATACATCCTTCTCCTTCATAATCGCCGGCAAATCCGGTAGTACTAATAAACTCGGTTTCTCCTTCTAATTGGAAGTAAACATTTCCACTTTTGTCAAAATGCCTTATTCTAATTTCTTTGGATGCCTTTAGACACTCAAAGTTTTCTATAAATTTTCCTTGGCTAACTTCCATATCAACCCAAAGAATTCGATCTTCTATTTTATAGGATATTACATACTCAGTTAAACCAATATAAGTAATACCACCGTCACAGAAGTTCATCTCAAATTGATTAAGGTAATATGGTTCTAATTTTTGTGATGGATACATGATTATTTTTTTTCTTATACAGGAAAAAATATAGAATGTTTCATATATATCAAAAATATATTTTTTAATACAGAAACTTTTTATTATATTTGCTTTGTGTATGAAATATAATAGAACATATCATTTTCCATTTTCCCCTGGCGCTACTAGTGATGACAGGATAGCTCCTTCTGTGAGTAGATTAATTGGTGTACCGATAATTGGTACAGAGAAATTGGATGGTGAGAATACGGATGAAATGACTTTGGGTGTGTATGCTCGTAGTCATGCAGCATTTACCATATCTCCTTGGTCTCGGGCAGTAAGGGATTTACATGCGAGGATAGGACATCAAATTCCAGAGGGTGTTCATATTTTTGGAGAAAACATGGAGGGTATTCATAGTATTGAATATGAAAGATTACGGTCTTACTTCTATATGTTTGGGATTAGGGAAGAAATGAATTGGCTTTCCTGGCCAGAAGTGGAAGAATACGCTTTCTTATTCGATTTAATAACTGTTCCCGTTTTATTTAGAGGAGTAGTTAATACTGAGAAAGAATTAAAGGAATTGGTAGAAAAATTAGCTAAGGAACCATCTGCATTAGGAGGAAAAAGAGAAGGTGTGGTATTTAGAACAGAAGCAGGTTTTCCGGATACTGATTTTGGTGAATGTGTGTTAAAATGGGTAAGAGAAGGACATGTTCAAACTGATGAGCATTGGACCCGAAATTGGAAACGGGCTAAATTGTATTTCGATGGTGAGTGAAATGAGAAAATGGGAGATTGAGCAAATCTTTAAGAAATATGGATGGTATCACAGTATAGAGAACCCATATACATTCGTAAATTTTAACAGTGGTCATTTCGCAATTATTGGAGTACCAAAAATTCCAATTCAGGAACAAAAATGGAGTGTTTATATTTGGACAAAAGGTGAATATAATGGTATAAGTTATTATCGTTATGAAGATCTTCTAAAAAGATTAGAAATGTGGCCTCCATTCGAAAGAATTAAGTAATATGCAATCAGAAGAACCAGGAATAATATTAAAGGAATATGGGTTTACTTATGTTCCTTTAAAGAATAAAGTTTACTATAATCCGATTACTGAATACTATGCAAAGGTATTAGAAAATACCCCCGTGAATTCAAGTATTTTCAGTTATCGGAACAGGTATAGTGTTTATTTCTGGAAAAAAGATAAGCCAAGTGATGGCATAAATTATTTCAAACGCATAGATTTGATAAGAAAACTAGAAGAAGAACCAGAATTTGAAAGGATTAAGTAATATGTTTAGCCCCAAAAGTTTTAAATGTCCGATGTCCGAAAATGGCAAGGACAAGTTTGAAAGATTATATCATCTTCTTATAAAAGAGGGGTTTAATCGTATTGATCCCGATACGGATCTATACGAAGGTAGTAATGGATTTTATCTCCAGGTTGGTTCTTCTGGCGGGGGAGATGGGTGGGTAGTTAATTTGTGGAACCCCGGAGCTAAACATCGAATTTATTGGGATTATTATCAATTAGTAAAAAGACTCGAGGAACTTCCGGTTTTTGAAAGAATTAAGTAATTGCCATTTGAATATATAAGGAAAAGGATATTAATCAAATGGAAAGGATCAAATACTTTAGCGAATACCTTAATGAGGGCGACGATTTTGAAAATAAGTTAATGGAGGCTTTGTATATAGCATTACCATTAGAAGATAAGGAATACTTATCATTAAGTGATTTAACAGAGTACCAAATAAATGAGAGCTTTTTAGACTCCATTCAATCTAGGGGTAAAAAAGTTTTAGATAGGATTATTAGTATATCTAAGAATATTACTGATTTCTTATCCAAAATTAAAAGTCAACTTAGTACTCATTTGGTAAATTATTTTAGTGCAGCAAGGACTCATTTGAAGGAAAAGGTATTTAAAAACCCAAAGTTAGAAAAGATAATAAAGGAAAAAATTAGTGCGGATAGAGTAGCTTTTTTAAATGATTTGAGAACTTGTAAAAATGTTTTCAATTTTTATACTGATGACTTTTTTGCACCATTTATTAGTAAAATTATACATTCATTACGTAACCATTTCTTGAGTAAGAAAGTTACAGAATCTTTGATTAATGAAAAATTGAATGTTGATGTTGTTGATAAAGTTGTATTAACTATTACTGAAAAACCACCATTTCTTTGGTTAACTGATATTCATGAGTTGTCAACTAAGGGAACAGGTAAATTAATACAAGGCCTTTCCTATGTAACTAATAAACTAGGGGGTCCAGAATTTGTATTACCTGTTATCGCCTCGATCGTTGGATTATATCTTGAGCATGGTGTAGAAGGTATAATCACAATGGGAATTGCTAAGGTTATCGAATTCTTTACAATCCCTTTTGTTGCTATTGTAATAGAATTTATAGGTCATATAGCATTGTTATTAACAATATATGAACTTTGTGTAGAACTATCAACTTCTATAGATAAGTTTGAAGAAAGATATAAACACCATCACAATCATACTGAACCAGTAAAACAAACAGTCAATGTCGACCAAGCAGGACCAGAAACGGTGGAAAAAGATATTCAATCAGGATTGCCTCAATAGGGATGGCAATAAGTGTGTTTTCTGTCACGTTACAGAGAGTTTAGACGTACATCATATTACAGATAGGCATGAGATGCCAAATGGCGGTTTTGCACCTTCTAATGGCATTACCGTGTGTTCTGAGCATCACTGGAACGCAGAGCAATTCCATATAACGGGAATATCACTTCCTGGATTTAGTCCAGAAGAACTTTATACAAAAATCGGGTCTTCTTATGAGAAGGCCTATTTCGATTCAGAAAATTTACAATAATGGCAATAAAAGATCCTTACGAAACGTTCCCTGTATACAAGGAACTAAGAGAAAGTTTGAACACAACCAAAGATGGTCGAGACCTCATGGCAATCCTCTATAAAAGAAAATTACCGGAAGGCTATCTTTTAAAAAGCACAGATAGGTTTTATATAGACCTCGGGAGTAAAACGTATTTAAGAAAATTACCAGATGGGCGATGGTATTATACTGCATTGAGTGATGGGCGACCTTTTTCCCAAATGTATTATAATACAATGGAAGAAATGCTAAAGGATGTTTGGATTAAAGGGGTTGTTAAAAGAGCTCCACATGATGTAAAACAAGCAGATTTTAGAAAATGGCTACAAGATCCGAATTGTCCCGCTCGTGGGAAGGAATTGAAAATACAGGATATAACAATAATGTATCTAGAATCCCTTGGGGAAGGTTACTATATTAAAAATGCGGACTCTATATTTGACGATCCAAAATGGAAAGAAATTTTTAATTTTATTGGAACAGAGAAAAAGATTAGTAATGATGGATTATTTAGACCAACATTAAGTCTAGGCCTTTTATTACCATGGGATGAGAAAGCACCAAATTTTGGTTTTTGGGAAAAACTACTATTACCTTATTTTGGTAATGATAAAACTCAATTAAGATTTGGAATGATTAGACAAAATATCCACATTATTGTTAAATCCTCCCCAAAAATGGGTAAATTAACATGGGAACCTAGCAATGGATCCTATGAAATCTTAGTTGGTGCAAAAACCAAAGAAGAGATGGAGAAGAAGGTCATTGAAACCATTGTTAAAATTATAAAAGGATCTCAATTCATACTAGAACGGAATTATGAGGATAATCTAATTGCAAAATTAATGGTATCTTTATTTAGTGGAGCAGAGGAACCAACTAATCATTGGGCAAAGGGAATGGCAGATTTTGTTTTGGAAAATCCAACAATGCTCGAAAAGATTCCATCTAATTATAGAAAGATAGTTATGCAAGAAGCAGGCATCTCTGAAGACCTGGCAGGCACTATAGAATATGCCAATTATATTGGGCTCCTATAGGGATATATAAACTAATGAAACCTCTTAAAAATTTCGGTCGTTTTATAGTTGAAAATACACTATTTGATCCAGGTACTTTTGAAACTATGCTAAAGGATGCAATAAGACAAAAACCGGGTGATCCATTATATGTTGAAAAACAACTAGCATTGGGAACTGTTTCTCACATGAAAATGATTGCCAAGAAATTGGGGCTACATGTAATAGTTATTAGTGCAGAAACAATCACCGACAAAGGGAAGAGCTTTGCCAAATTTCTCCAAGAAGAACCTATAGAGAAAACCTTGGTCATTTTTAATGATATGGAAAGTGCTCCTGAAGAAACTATATCTTTTATAGAAAATTCCATCGGTGCAAGAAAGGTATTGGATACGCCAATATCGGATCTATATTATTTTGCAGAGGTTCATTTAATTGATAAAGGAATTGCTAATTATAAAAATGACCAAACCTCTGTTGTTTATGACAATCCTGAATCCTCTACCATTATCAAACCTAGAAGTGGAAATGGGGGTGGAGTTATTAGTTAATAATAACTTTATATTTTCTTTAACAATTAGTATTTTTTTATTCTGAAACTTTTATTTATATTTGTATTCATAAAAATCAATTAATTATTTATGGACACAACAAAGGTTTTAACGCACAAGTTTTCAACTGGCCGTGAATTTACCGGTACATTTGAAGAGTTACAGAAGGTCGCCAAAGCATTGGGACTTCCTATAACTGGCCTGGATCTCACTCCACGTGGCTATTACAATTCCAAAACTGACGGGCTGGTAAAAATCCAGGACATGCATTCGCACCACATCCGCCGGGCGTTGATTAAGCATACAAAAGACTATATGACTAATGTCTATGCCAACAAGGAGACAAACACCGAATTCCTGAAGAAGTATGCCGGCCTACTGGAAGACCACGTTGCCCAGGACCTGCTCAATGAGCTGGTTAGTCGCGGCGATTCCATGACATCAACCAAAACCGAAACCCCAGTAGCGGTTGTTCACGCAGCCGTCGCCCCTAAGAAAGCAGCCAAAAAGGCCACTGCTAAAAAGTAATAGGAGGGTCAGACTATGGAACCAAAAGTAATAATAAATGGACTTGATGTAGTAATCTCCTTCGATGATACGGGTAGCATGTATTCAGTCCGCATGCAGGTTCGGGCAAAAGCCAAAGAAACCGTAGATAAGTTATCAAAGGACATCCCGGGCATTCGCTTTGCCATCATTATCATGAACGACTATTGTGATGCACCAGATCATATGAAGATCCTGGACTTTACAACGGACATGAAAAAGGTAAAAACGTTTATTGACCAGGATTCACCCCGCGGTGGTGGAGATTCACCCGAGTGCTACGAACTGGCACTTCATTCGGCCAGGAACCTTTCATGGAAAGCTGATAAGAAGGCTTTGATAATGATCGGGGACGAGACGCCGCACATGAAAGGATACCAGGTACACTCCCGCAGAGGTGGCGGCCTTCAGACATGTATCCATGATTGGAAGGAAGAAGCAAAAGCCCTTGGAGAAATGGGTGTTGCCATATATGGCGTCCAGGCACTCGGTAATCGCGGCAGTAATTATTTCTACGATGGCATTTCTAAAATGACAGGCGGCATTAAATTGGATCTTTCTCAGTTCCAGCATATTGTTACCTATATCAATGCTATTGTTTACTCGCAGGCCGGACAACTGGAGGACTACCAGAAATCAGATCCATCATTCACCGGTAATTTGGCACTTCGGGCGATGTTCAACAAGCTTCGCGGTTTAACAACCGGCGCTGGAACACTATCAGACGAGAAAATAGAGCTTCTTTCAAAGTTTCAGGTAATGACGGTAGCGGAGGCAACGGTAATTAAACAATTTGTAGAAGACTCCGGCGCCACTTACAAGAAAGGCAGAGGATTCTATCAGTTGATTGAAAGAACCGCAGATGGCAAGGCCAATCGCGAAATTATCCAGGCCAATAAGGAAGTAATATTTGTTGATAAGGTAACCGGTGAAGCAAACGCAGATACCAATTGGTGCCGCGAACAACTCGGTGTTCCATTCGGAACTAAAGGCGGTGTATCACCACTGAGCCTGCCGGATATTATGAACAAGTACAAGATTTTCGTTCAGTCAAATAGCTACACAAGGGTACTTGATGCAGGGACCTCCTTCTTATTTGAATTAGAAAAGAAATAAAAATCAGAAAGTATAATAAGAAAACCAGTTTCTAACTGGTTTTCTTATTTTCAATATACCTTTTTCTAGAATCTCTCATTTTTTGTTTACTTTCTTCACTTCTTTTTTGCCCCTTGTTACTATTTGCTATTTTATTTTTCCATTCTTCCGATTGTTTTCTTCCCTTTCTTTGTTCACTCCATAATTTTTTAGTTTCTTCTGTATATTTCCTCCCCTTTCCTGCTTCTGAAATTTTTTTACGTCCTTCTTCTGACATAATTTTCCCAGTATTTGTTTTAGCAAGTTTATCCCTAGTTTTTTTACTAACTGGTCTTCCCTTTAATCCTTCTGAAATTTTATTTCTAATTTCTAAAGGAACTGTTTTCCCCTTACAATAACTATTTCCTTTATGAATATCTCCTATAATTTTTTTAGTTTCCTCTGTATGTTTTTTACCTAAATGTCCTATTCTATTCTTTTCATTATCTTCTTCAGATCTTTTCTTTCCCTTATTTCCAATACTAATTTTATCTTTCGTCTCTTGAGATCTCTTTCCAGGAGCGCCAATATAAGTACCATTTTTTCTTCTAGTTTCCACTATTTTTTGATAATGCTCTTCAGTTCTAAATTTCATACTTGTTCCGCCAAAACGATGTTTAGCAATATTATACATCATATTAGAAGATGTTTCCCAATAAAGATTTATCCAATATAGTTCTCTTTCATTTAATGTTTCTAAGTTATCTATATTAGATTCTATAATTTCTTTTTTAAAGTTATCTCGGCCATATTTCCTTATAGCATATTTTATTCTAACTCCACTACCTAAATAACTAGGATTATCCTTACTATCCTGACCGATATAAAATTTATTGTTTATTAAATTTATTGTTTTGTATATTTGCATAATATTTGTTATATGATCTATATATCTAATATAGGAGTTAAAATAATCCAAAAGAACTCTTTAACGCTTTTTTAACAATTTAGTTTGTTTTATTTTGAAATTTTTCATTACTTTTACATAAATTAATTTATTGAGTAATAATAATATTATGAGCGACCAAAATTATAATATAACCCGATTAGCTTATATAGATGCCGCTGCCCAAACAGTAGAACTCCCCGAAAAAATCCTAAACGAAAAAGAGGAGATCATTAAGAAATTGGAAGAAGTAAAAATGCTAGTAGTACAGGATGGCAAATTTACTTTCGTTGACCAGGGATCAGAAAGCCTGTACAAAGAAAGTTTTCAGGATTTCTAAAAACAACAAAATTTTTTGAAGAGTCAAACTACATAAGATGGAAGATAGCGCCCAGCCAGAGAGCAACTCAATTAGGTATGATTTACAATATTGTCCATCATGTAAACATGAACTGGACGCAGCAACCTCGGCAGATGATTCACCAAGGGAACTAAAGAAAGGTGACTTTAGCCTTTGTATGTATTGTGGAGAGATTTTAAGGTTTGAAGAAAACTTAAAACTTAAAGTAGCAAACCAAGATGATATGGAGGAGCTATTAGACGACTCCATTGAAACATACGATCAACTACTGGAGTACCAAGAATACTTCCGGTCAAAAAAGAGAAACAAATTTTAAACAATATAAACGAATTAACAATGGGTTACGTAATTAAAATCGAAACAAAACATGGTGGTGACATGGCTGAAAAATCCACCCTTCTTGAGAAAACTGCAACTCATGCTATCTCCGACCAAAGGAAAGTTGTAGATAAGATGATTGAGATCATCAAGAAGAAAGGCAAAAATGATAATTGGATGACCGGTCTAGATTCTACCAAATCCCTCAACGAACAATATGAGGATGTGATCGACAAGGTTATCACAAGGGATGATTTTAATTTTTTCAAAACGCTCGTACCAAAGGGTGAGTACGGCACCAATTCTATTGTTACAATCATCCACGCCGAAGAGACAAACTGGAAGAATAGATTGGTATAATTAATCAAGGAGTAAAGCCCAACTAAAATGAAAAAGGAAGATTTGAAGGTGAAATTCCTGATAGGGATACCTGCGGCAGGAAAGACGACATGGGCAAAAGCGTATGTAAAGAATAACTCTAATTGGACAAGGATCAATAGAGACGATTTTCGATTTATGACGAAAGATGCACCAGTATGCGAACCTAAGATCGAGGATATGATAACCGAGATGGTAGGAGATGCTGTGTTGACCGCATTAAGATACAAACAAAACGTAATAATCGATAGTACCAATTTGAAATCCCGCTACATAATGCAACTTGTTAAAATGGTTGAGGAAGTAGCAGATGTTGAGTATCAAATATTTGACATATCAATAGATAAGGCTATTGAGAGGGATAATGCAAGGGAAAAAAAGGTTGGTGAGGCTGTTATAAAGAAAATGTTCAAGGATTACAAAAATCTTTTGGATTCATTTAATTTCACCCATATAAGTAAAAGAGCTAAAATCTACAAAGAGCCCATATTCGATCCTAAATTACCCGATGCCTATATTTTTGATATTGATGGTACTACTGCCCATATGTCAAATAAAAGAGGTCCTTTTGATTGGCTTCAAGTAGATAAGGATGATATTGATATCGTAATAGCACGACAAATCAAATTACATAAAAAGAATGGAGATAAAGTTATTTTTGTCTCCGGAAGAGATGAATCTGCAAGAACAAAGACGGAAGAATGGTTACAATTCTATGGATTAGAATATGACGGTCTTTTTATGAGGCCAAAGGATGATTATAGAAAGGATTCTTTGATAAAAAAGGAGATTTATGAAAATGTGCTTTTTGGTAAATATAATATAATTGCAGTATATGATGATAGGGACCAAGTAGTAAGAACTTGGAGAGAACTGGGAATTAAGGTTTTTCAGGTTGAATATGGGAATTTTTAAGTAAAATCTTCTCGATTTGTGTAAGATTTTTATAATTTTTTATTCCTTTATTCCACGGAATACGACCTTTTAAGGATTTAGATCTTTTAGATCTTTCTTCTGGACTTTTGATATGACCCTTATTTACGACAATGGACTTTTACCAAAGTTTGAACCGATTAAATAATTATGCTTAGAGTAGAGATTTTTAGATCGGCAATATCATCGGAAGATCTTGTAACCAAAATAAGATTATGGCAGGACCAAAATCCATTATTCGAAATAAAGACTGCAACATTAACAACACCAGCGTGTCTTTTTATGACTATACTTTACGATGACGGAAGTTTACCAAAATTTGAACCAATTAAATAACAAACATATGGATTTGAAAGACATTAAGTTTACGAAAGAGGATTTTGATATGCTCATCAAAGGACTCGAAGCATTGCCACATCAAGGACAGGCAGGAGAATTTATGGCAGATCTGATGGAGACCATGGTACTCGAAAGGGCACCAGAAGAATTCAAAAGAGAAAGGGCACAGCAAAAAGCCCGGAAGGAGCAGGAGAAAGAAAAGCAAGTTGAACAAATGAAAGAGGATTGTTGGATTCTCCAGGCAAAACTCGTTCAACTCCGCCGTTATATGGAACAAAACAAACTTATTGCGGAAGCGCAAGACATAATTAATTCCTAATACAAACACATTTTATAACAAATAAACAAAAAGTTTAAACAATGTCAACAACACCAACAACGACTCCTCTTTCATTAGGAGCAACGAAACCAACCGATGAACTATTTCTTGACGAGGATCTCCAGATAGCTCCTCCGCCTTCAAAACCAGCTCCGAGGCTTGTTCCACCAGCACCGCCAGCTGTAGAAGCTATTGCTGCCGTAGTAGAATCAGTTAAAGTTGCTAAAGCTATTGCCATCCCAAGAAAAGATGCCAATGGATTCGTAACCTTAAATGGATTTTTTAAAGTCCACGAGGGAACCTACAAAATTCTTCGTAGGAACATCGAAAAGAAAAAGAATACCTTAATCCTTGGACCTACTGGTTACGGTAAAACTGAATTGGTGCATAATATGGCCGAGCATCTTGGGGTTCCAATAACAATTTTTGATATGGGTACTATGACAGACCCTATCATGGGACTTGTTGGTACAAATACAATCCAGGTTGAAGCAGGTGTTACTGTTTCCAAGTTCATTAAATCCCGTTTCTCTGCAGCTATTCAAAGGCCAGGTATTATTCTTTTGGACGAGCTTAGTCGTGCATCCCTACAAGCTAACAACTTACTTTTCCCATGTTTGGACTTCAGGCGTGAGTTGAGTATGGAGTATGCTTTCAATGATGCAGAGCCAATCAAGCTACATCCTGAATGCGTAATATTTGCTACTGCGAATATCGGTAGTCAATATTCTGGTACAAACAAAATGGACCGTGCATTATTAGACCGTTTCATCCTAATCGAAATGGATACTCTTGCAACTAGCCAAATCAAGGAAGTTATCAAATACACTTACCCAGGTGTAAGTAATGATGACATTTCTACAATGGTGTCTATTTACGAGAAAATAAATAAGTCCAATGAGGATTTCACTATCAGCTTTGGGTTATCATTCCGTCACTTAAGGGAAATAGCTTCCTTCGTAGAAGATGGATTCACTATTTACGATGCTTATTACACACTGTGTAAAGGTCTCGCAGGAAAAGAGGGCTTAAAGTCAATCGAATCAATACTTTCTACACATAAAAAATAAACAATGGCCAATAACAAAGTAACAAAATTCTTTGGGTCACTCGCAACGGGATATAGTAGCTCCAAATGGGAAAATTCCTATTACGGGGGTTACTATAACCTGATTGTAGACCACCCAGAGGTACAAATGTCCTATAAATTTGACATGAAAGTTAAGGACACTATGGGTCTTTCTTGGTGGACTGCTGATAAATTAATGAAGATCTTTTTATTAAAAGTAAAGGAGCACAATTTTTTTAGTAATCTAGCAAATACTGCAAAGGCTATAGAAGTTACCCACTTCTGGGCAAAGAAAGAAGTGTTAATGGTAACACCGGAAGCATTGGCTCAAGTATTCGCCTGGGTTTGTGATAATTCTCCAGAGCATAAGGCTCTTTTTGAAAACTATTCTAAGTTAATAAAAAGCTGTGAAATTAGTTTACCTATTCCTCCACCTATGGGTGCTATTGGCTTCAGTGGAGACGAGGAGAATGAGGAACAAGAAGACCAAGACGGCGAGGGAGAAGGAGAAGGAGAAGGACAAGGGGAAGAAGAGCAACAACAAAATTCACCAAAGGGTGGAGCTAATTCTGGAGGAGGTGGAAACCAAGAATCTAATGGAGCTCCAGAAGGTAAAGGAAAAGGACCCGGTAAAACGGGGGAGGAAAAGGAAGAAGAGGGCAAGGCTAAAGGAAGTAATAGTAGTGGTAAAGGAGATAAGGCAGCCGATGCAGGAAAGAAAAATGATAAAGGGAAAGATGATGGAACCAGAACCCCTGAAAGAGGAACGGGAAAATTAGATAACTCCCTTGCTAACCGAACCGAAGACATCAAAAGGGTAAGAGGTGACTTAAGAGCTTTATTAGGAGAAATCAAAAAGAGGGAAATTGTTAGTTACCACTTAAATGGGAGCCTTGTTAAACAAACTAAATTTATCCATCCAAAAGATAGTATGAAATGTAGGTTTAGTGATGACGAGCATGCCTTTGCTTCCCGGCTCGTAAAACTCCTTGATATTAACTTTGACCCTGCGGTGGATCGAGTAAATTCATTAAGGATGGGTAAATTAGATCCTCGTAAAGTTGCAGAAATTGTTCCTGGAAATATGAATGTGTACTATACACACGAAGAAAACCAGACAACAAAGCCTTTTAGTGTTGTTATTCTACAGGACGAATCTGGTAGTATGAGTGAACACTATAAAATAGATTATAGTAAGAGTATATTAAAAACTCTTTACTTGGCATTCTCTGAAATACTTCCGCAGGATAAGATCTATGTTTATGGTCATAGTGGAGATGATATACCAGAAGTATTTGTTTACCAAGACAAATATAATCAAAAGTTCGAGGAAAGGATTGAAAGTATTGATTCCAGAGACTCGAATTATGATGGACCTGCAATTGAAGCCGTATATGATAAGGTAAGAAGTATGACGGATGATAATATCATTTTCATTACACTATCCGACGGACAACCTTGTGGTAGTAACTATGGGGGAGAAAATGCAACAACAGCAATGAAGAAGGTTTTAGAAAAATGTAGGAGAGATGGATTCGTAACAGTTGGATTGGGAATATTACACTTCAACGATCCAAATCTTTATAACTACTCCTGCGTTATTAAGAGCCTTGGAGATGAAATGATTAAGAAAACTAGTCATATCATTAATAAGGTTGTTAAAACCGAATTCCAATAAAATATTGTAAACAAATAAAACATTTATTCTATGCCAAAAGTAGTTAGATCAAGAAGGGCGGAATCTGTCTCTTCTAAACCTGTACCAAAAAAGGTACCAACAAAGCCTGCTGTAGTAAAAAAGGCAAGTTTAAAATCTTTAGTCGAATTGGTCGATAGAGATTTACATAAAACTCCCGCGCCTGTTAAAAAGAAGGCAGCATCAAAGGCTCTTCCAGGAAGAGCTAAAACTCCACCGGTTGATTTAGATGGATTTGTAACTTTAGATGGATTTTTCAAAGTTCATAAAGGAACTTATCAAATATTACGTAGGAATATCCTAAAGGGGGAGAACACCCTAATATTAGGACCCACCGGATTTGGTAAAACTGAATTGGTTTATCATATGGCTAAACATTTGAAGATTCCAATAACAATCTTCGACATGGGTACAATGACTGATCCAATTATGGGAATTGTAGGAACTAATACTATTCAAGTTCAGGATGGAGTTACGGTTTCTAAATTTATTAAGTCTCGTTTTTCTGAAATAATCCAGAAACCTGGTATTGTATTACTGGATGAGCTTAGCCGTGCATCCCTACAAGCTAACAACTTGTTATTTCCGTGTTTGGACTTCAGGCGTGAATTGAATATGGAGTACGCGTTTAATGATTCCGCTCCAATCCCCATTCATCCAAAATGTGTATTCTTCGCAACTGCCAATATAGGTAGTCAATATTCAGGTACTTCTAAAATTGACCGAGCCCTATTAGATAGGTTTATGCTAATAGAAATGGATAGTTTAAAAACTAACCAGATTAGGGCTATCCTTAAATACATATATCCTCGGGTGGATAGCTCTGATATTGGAGTTATTGTGGATATCTATGAAAAGATAAACAAGGCTAATGAAGATTTTACAATTAGCTTTGGTTTGAGTTTCAGACACCTGAAATTGATTACATCACTTGTACAGGATGGATTTACTATATATGATGGGTATTATACTCTTTGTAGAGGTTTAGCGTCCAAGGAAGGTTTGAAGTCAATCGAAACTATTCTATCAGTAAAAGGATCCAAAACTATTCCAGTCATTGCACCAATCGAAGAACCAGAAGATGATGAGGCCTGCGCAGATGAGGATAAAGATTATGATGACGATCACTCATCCGATGATGATGATGATGATGATGATGATGATGATTATTAAACCCTAAAACTAAACAAAATGTCAAAGAATGATTTTTATAGTTCCTCCAAATGGGAGACTTCTCTTTATGGGGGTTACAAAGGATTAATCATGGACCATCCAGAAGTCCATACGGACTGGGACGTGGAATATGAAATTCATAAGCATAAGGACCTGAGTTTCTACTCGGGTTCTAAGCTTATTGATATATTTTTGGTGAAGGCAAAGGAGTTTGGATTAATTTCAATACTTTCTGCTAATCCTGATATTGAAACCAGAAAAGGATTCTGGGAATTTGGGGAAAAGAAATTTGCGATTTGTAATAAAACCGCACAGAAAACAGTTCTTGAATTAATAGTAAAAAAGGAAAGGGAATATAGATCTCTTTTCTTACACTATACAGAAACCATTCTTACTACTAATATTATGGCCAGACTTCCCGATGAAGACGAAAAAGGAGATGGGAGTAAGGACGAAAAGAAAAAGGAAGACAAATCACCAGAAATCAGGGGGCCAAAATCAGAAGGGGAGAAAGAAGGGGAAAAGGGATTGAGTGGTACTTGTACTCGAAAAGAAAGACGAGAAAAGAAAGCACAAAATGAGGAGGTTACAAAGGAACAAGTTGCTGAGGTTTTAGGTAAGCTTTTAGAAGAAACCAGAAAACGTGAAAAAATAACACCAGATAATATCACAGGTAAACTTAAAAAGAGTACTAAATGGATATACCCTAAAGGGGTCTCTAGCAAAAATCTTTTTACAAAAGAACAAGAGCAACATGCAAAAAGTCTAGTACGATTACTTGATATTAATTTTGATCCTGCTATTGATAGGATAAATTCCTTAAGGGCTGGTAAATTTGACCCAAGAAAAGTTGGTGAGGTTCCTGCCGGAAATCTAAACATATACTATATGGTGGAGCCAAATCAAACAACAAAACCTTTCAGCGTAGTTATTCTTGTTGATGAGTCTGGTAGTATGAGTAGAAATGTTGAATGTGCCATTGATGTAGTAAAGACAATGTATTTGGCATTTAGTGAAATACTTCCACTAAATAAATTATCTATTTACGGACACAGTGGTAACTATAATCCAGAAATTTATGTTTATAAAGATCCTTACCATGATAATTTTGATGGTGCAATAGGAAAAATGAGTGCCAAAGGTGAAAATTATGATGGACCAGTTATAGAGTGTATCTATGAAAGGGTTAGACAATATACGGAGGATAATATAATTTTTATTGTACTATCTGATGGTGAGCCATGTGGAGACGGCTATGGGGGTAATAAGGATAGGCAAAATCTTCGTAGGATTGTAGAAAAATGTAGGAGAGATGGATTTGTAACTATTGGTGTTGGTATTCAGCATGATACTGGTCATTTATATGACTATAATTGTATTGTTAATAGTTTAGGATCTGATATGGTTAAAAAGACAAGTTATATTATAAACAGTGTGGTAAAAACAGAATTTCAGTAATGGATAAGGAATTAGAAAAGGATATATTAGGTCTGATAGAAGACCCGGAGCACTCACAAGAAGGATTTATTCTTCTTGTGGAATACATTAAGGAATTAGAAAAAAGAGTTGCTATATTAGAATCGAAATCAAATTATAATAGGCCACTAAGATCAGGTTTAAGAAGAAAGTTATGATTTATGGGTGATTGGATTTTTATACTTTAACCTTTCTATATCATCCCCAAGAGCACTACCTAACTCCTTATTAAAGGCTTCGTTAAATTCTGGATTTCTAGAATCTTTAAAATAGTCTATAAATCCAACTAATAATGGATCATCTAGTGTCCTGGCGTTAATACCTACTCTACCCCCTTGATGTGATGCCATATCATTGGTATTTCCTTCGATCGAAGTAAAACTTTTTTTAACTGGGTCTACAGATATTATTATACCTGTATGACCCAGATTTTTTTGTCCGTGTGCCTGAGCTCTATGCATAATAAACACCATTCCTGGCTGAAGTAGATCTGGATTTTTTCTTACATCGGAAACATTAATCTTTAATGATGGTTCTGCTTTATCCCAGTGATCTATTACACCTGCAGTTTTAGGTAATGGATTAGTCATTCCAAGATGTCCGGATATTTCATCAAATATCCCATAAACAAATGCCATACACCAATTATTACCGGGGGCAGCACCAGCAACTCTTAACCAACTAGAAACTTCCGGTCCTTTTTTTGAGCCTTTTGGTAACTCTGTTACATTTTTATATTTTTGTAAAGTAGATGCAAGGATATTAGCACTTTTCTCAATATCTTCATCCTTAATATTGAGGGTAGCTTCGTTTATAAAATCGGAAAATTTCTTTAGGTTTTTCATTATCTATATTTATCGTTAGAATTTTTTGAAAATAAAGGAGGAATCTAATCCTATTAGATCTGCTACATTTCTTTTATCCGTTTCTTCCTTATACAAAATATATGCAATTCCTTTCATTCCTGTTATTTCGTAATGATTAAATCCATATTTATTACTAGCTAATACCATTAGGTCTTTGTATGTCTTTAATCTTCCGGTGTCCCAATCCTCGGCAGTAAATATAATAGCATTTGGATTTTTTAATTTAATAAGATATCCAAATGCCTCAATAACAGTAGAAAGGATTTCTATACGACCCTGATTAAAATGGGTAGTTGTATAAGAATCAATCTCTTTATCCTCTTCTTTTTTTATTATAGAAAATGCTATTTCCCAAATATTAGGATGCTCCATATAAGCTTTATAAGTATTTTTATATGGTTCCCATAAATAAATATGGTATAAATGATCATTACATGTAAATGTCCCAACTATACCTTCTTCTTTTTGCTTCCAGTCAACTGGCTGAGGTGTATTAAGAAATTCAAATAACTCACTATATTTTTTGAGGTACCGCATAATTATTTATATATCCTATAATTTTGTTAGTGCTATCCGATATATACAATAAGATCGAAGCGAAAATACAAAATATAAATGAACTTAACACTAGCAAGAAAATGGAATTCTTTGGGTATTCCTGTCATAGGGATGTACCTCCATCAGATTAATAGTGGGCTTAAGTTTGCTTCCAAAGTAGAGGATATAGATGATGATGTATTAGAAGGAGAGGACCCAGATTACAATTGTTTGGCTCTTTTTATTTCAGAAAGTAACCTAATTTGTTTAGATATAGCAAATACAAAAAATTCCATTTCCCTTTTTCATAAATTCTTAAAATCCAACGGACTACAAATCTCTGATTTTTTCTACGAAACTACAATGAATGGCGGTTTACACATATATTTTCAGAACGAGGAATTTAAAAAGAATACGTATAGGAATAATTATAATGGTATTTCTTTTGATATATTATGCCAAGGGCGAATTTTTACATCTCCAACTTCCTATGGCGAGCAAAAATATAAATTTGGCTCGAAAAATCCATTACAGTTAGAATCCATCCAAGAAATAGGCAAAATTCCAGAGTGTATCAAATCACTTATAAGCGAAGCACACTACGTTCCAAAACTTCCAACTCCCATCTTCCTTTAAAAAATAGTGAAAATAAATTTTTTTATTCAAAAACAATTCATTATATTTGTATAATAAATAATTGTTCTCATGGGTAAGAAAATATTAATTACCATTGTTTTATTAGTTTGGGCCTTTGCCATAATTACTATATTTGTGTGGGAGCCTAAAAAAACAGAATATACCATTAAGGTTTATTATCCTGCCAAAGATCCAGAAACAATAACTGTTAACGCTCGTGGACATTTACATTTATCCGATGGATGTATTAGGGATAATAGTGGAAATGATTATGTTTGCGGAGTAGCACATTTTGAAGTCATTAAGTAAAATATAATTAATGGAAAACACAGTAGAAACACCAGTACAAACAAAAACGATAGAGCAAATATATTTAGAGTATCTTCGGATCTCTATTGACGAGAAAGGTATACATCCCCTCCTGGTATATTCAAAAATAAAGGTTCTGATGGACTAAATATGGCATCATTTCTTTTAACACCAGAGGAAACATTTGATGCTATTGTTCGGATAGTTAAAGAACAAGATCCAGAAGAACTGATCTGGGGATTGGATAGATTTAATAATCCTGACCAGGGTGTGGATGAAAAATATCATTCCGTTTTTACTATATTCCATTTGAAGGATGGAAAATGGAGAACTGGGGTATTTGCCTATAATTCCAAAGAAGATAACTACCGGGAAATAGATTGGTGGAATGAATTTTGGGATGGTATAATGAAAAGGGAATTGAAAGCAACAAAACTTATATGAGCGAATTAAATTCGTTACTCGGCATGTTCTGGGTAACAATTATTTTTTTATTCTTCCACCATAACAAGCCATTATGGGCTATACTATTAGTCTTTTGGTGCGTAATGCTTGCTATCTACCATTATTTTCATGAGGGAGAAATGTTTTGCTGGGCTTGGTTATTTAATGCGTTTCTTTGGTTTAATAGTTATCTAAGACACCGAAGGACAAAAAAAGAAAAGGATGCCAAAGAAAAAAGCGGTGACGGAGAATTTCCTAGCGAGGGAGAACTGTAATACTAAAAAATGTAAATCCTGTATATTTAGAACTGATGGCAAGCAATTAATACTTTCCCCTCAGCGAATGGCAGAAATACAAGCATATCTAGGAACAGGACAAAGTTCTCATATTTGCCACAATACCGAAAAAACATGCTATGGTGCATTAGAGTACCAAGCAACCATATTTTATAGAATGGGTTTTATAAAAGAGGAGTCAGTAGATTCTCTTTTGGAAACCGCTAAACGACATTTAGATGAGCACAATAAGCTTACCTCCAATCAAACAAAAGATTAGGATAACAAGAGAACTCTCGTGCGTAGTAAAAAGTTCCTTGGGAGATAGTACATCTCTAAAACAGGCCGGTATTTTAATCGGTAGTAATGGTTTATTAATTGATCCGGGTACTATTGTAAGAATAGAGGGATTTACTGCTAGAGTTTCTGGGGGAAATTGGCCAGATGTTAAATTATCCATTTATCCGGAGGGATTAAAAATGGGACAGTGTTATATAGAATTAACACATTTGGATGGGATTAGCTGGGACTTAATAAAGGATCCACCAAAAGCACCACCTGTTCCAATTAGACGAGTAAGTGTTCTTACTAGTAATGACTACGGTTGGTCAAAAACTACACCAAAAAAATACGAGCAGAGGGAAAAAGTTTGGGGAGAGACATTTGGTAGAGATGGATACCACATCAAAGATAAAAAATCAGTGGTCTTAAATCCTCAATCCCTATCGCCAACAGAAATAGCGGAATCTAAATTTAAAATTTCCTATAATTGTGACATTTTTGAGATTAGTGTCAAAATTGATAAAACCCACTATTCTTATACTGCATTTCTATACGAGAATGCCTATTTTAATATCCATCTTAAACCTGGATTTATGGAAGGACAACTCTCGGAAATAAAATATAAAATAGTAATCTACGAGGGTGGACGTTATGGAGATAATTCCAAAAAGAAATCCATTTGGTCTAAAGGATTTACACAAGAGGAATTTGATAAATTAGACCACGATAAAATGAAACAAATGATCTCCGATGAGATTAAAAAATTACATACAATAGAATAATTCACAACTAATCAACTTGTAATGGAACAAACAGCACCGAAGGTAGAAAATATGACAATAGGACAGGCTTTATCTAAAATTAAGATTGCGCCTGAAAAAATGAAAGCCCTATTGGATCAATTTGATAAATTAGACCGAAGTATGTATGTTTTGGCTACCTATTTACAGGCTGATGAACAACACAACAAACAATGAAGTGGAAAATAGAAAAGTTACAAAAGGGTGAGACCTTTGAGACCTCAGAGAAAGGGAATTCCATGACTCCCAAGATTAAGTCAGGACAAAAACACTTATTAGCACCAGTTAAAAAGTGGGAAGATTGTAATGTAGACGATATAGTGTATTGTAAAGTACATGGACGTATGTTTACTCATTTGGTTAAGGCCAAGAATGATGTACAGGGTTTACAGATTGGAAACAATCACGGGCACATAAACGGATGGACGAAACAAGTTTACGGCAAGGTAATAGAAGTATTATAATCTTATAAAATCTTTAACATTTAGTATTTTTTTTATCAAGAACAATTTATTACTTTTGTTAAATAATTATTTTCATTATGGAAGATCCAAAAGAGGAAACCAAAAAGAAAGTAATACTTAACGAAGTCCAATCCCGGAAACTAGCTAACGTACTTATAGTTTTGATGCTGGGATTTTTAATTGGAAACGGAATAATTGGGTGTAGTCAATTAGATTTATCCTCTGTTATGTGTGGCCATCCATTAAAAGTTGTATTTGCCTATATTCTCGGGACTGGTATAATGGCATGTTTATGTTTATGGAAAACAACGAATAACAAATAAATTTATGGATCTCAGATTCACTAATGCTGGAAGAATTGCTATAACGGTTTTAGCAGTATTTATTATAACCGAACAACAGTGTACTAACCATAGGCTAAATAAAGAGCTTCTAAGTAAGCCTGCGCCAATCATAGAACACATAAAAGTTTATGATACTATTAGACCCGAACCGGTAAAAGAACCTACTTACGAAGAGGGCAAGAAATTCTATTACAAATGTTCTGGACTAAAACAGTCCGATACCTTCGAGTATATAACAACAATACTTTACCATAAAAACGATCTTGCCCGATTACCAATCGGTAAAAATAAAGAAATTGAGGTTACTCGGATATTAACAGATCCAGAGCCAATAAAAAATTAGATATGAAAGGCTTACTTCCTATAGTATTAGTAGTATCTTTGTTTACTTCGTGTGATATTTTATACAAAGATGTTCCTCCCTCAAAAACACTTACGAAAAATATAGATAGCTTAACCAAGTTAAGGGATAGTATCTATGTTATCGAAAAGAAAATTGATTCCCCTTCCGAATATGTTTATAATTATCGGTCTATAATAAATAAGGACGATGAGGGAATTTTTTGGAGCAAAGAGATTTATCACACAGGGGAATTAGTTAAGGGTGCATTTGGTGATAATGGGGAAATGGATGTTGTAGAAGTATTGGGTGACGGTAAGAAAATAAAGGACTTAAAATAAAATGAAAATAACCCTCTGGTCAATACAGGCAGAGGAGATGTGGCATCAGGCTTTACAGTCTGGTGTTCTTCGTGCCGACCCTTCGTATATTGAACCCTTCTGGATACAACCGTATTCTTGGATAGAAAAACAAATGACAAAGAGGATAGGTCCCCCTCCGGAGGGGGTGATTCACCCGATTTGGGCATGGTATAGCTATAAGAAAATACTAGGAAAACCAGACCTAAGATGCTATCACGTACAGCCTGGTAAGAAATGTGTTCTATTAAAAATAGAAATAGATTCTTCCCAAGTTCTATTAACGGATTTTGATGATTGGCATATAGTTTTAAATACAGGAGACGAGGAATCTATAGCCAACGAGTGTACAGTTTTGGAAAATGACTTCATGCCCATCGAGGAAGTTGAATTTCCGTGGGAGGTTAGGGGTGAAAATGTAGCAATGCCGTGGGAGGGAATTATTCAGCCCCTCGATTCTAAGTTACATTATGTTCAGGCAACTACTTGGGAAATTAAAATAGACCAAGTTAAAAAAGTAAGATACTTTACAGGAAGAAAATAAAACTATTTATATGTTGATATTAGCAGATTTAAAAGAAGGGGATACAGTAATTCGAATATTAGCTGGGCACCCTATGGAAGTAGTAGTTGGTGTAGTAACTCCCGAACATGTTTATTGTGGAAGCCCGAATGGATTTGTTCCAGCTACAGTAGAAGCTGGATGGAAATTCAGAAAGGATAATGGACTGGAAGTTGATGAGGATCTAGGCTGGGATGGATTAACAAGAACTGGATCTTATATCAAGGTCCATAATACGTGATTACCTAAACTTATTAGGAAATAAGGTTCTTAATTCATGGCCTTTAGGTACTTGGCTTTTTTTCATACCAAAAACTTTTTCTTCTGGACACATATCTTCACCATCCATAGTAAAGTGATTATTGCAACACCACACTTCTATATTCCTATTATAGTGTTCGTTTTCATGGTAAGGGAATCTGACACCACTATTATTAACTATATTCTTAATTTTACCTCCTTGTACATCAAAGGTGATAGTTAATTTCCTTCTTGATTCCAGGACTATAGATCTTTCTCCAAATGACTCATAAACTTGTAGATTCTTCATACCATGTATATATTTTATATTTTCTTTAACATTTGGTATTTTTTTATTCGGAATATTTTTATTACTTTTGTATATTGAAATTCTCTACGTTATAATGAATTCTACATATTTAAACATTTCCGATATTAGCGAGTTAGAAAGTTTACTATTAACGGACGGGCAGATTAATAATCTTCCGTTTGAAGTATTAAACCGTTTTTCACAGGAACAATTAAGCCTATTTTGCCATAAACACGCAATATATCAATTGCCCACTTGGGAACTGATAAAATTTCTAAAAGACCAGATTGCAGGGGAACCAGCGATTGAGATAGGTTCTGGAAATGGTTGCATTGGTCGTTTATTGGGAATTCCCACTACCGACAATAAAATGCAGGAATTACCAGAGATCAAAGCCTATTATGCTACTTTAAATCAGCCCGTTATAACTTATGGTAAGGATGTAGAGCATATTGATGGTTTAGAGGCAATTAAAAAATATCAGCCAAAGGTAGTTGTTGCCTGCTGGGTAACTCAAAAATGGAAAGAAGGAATGGAGGATGGAAATGCCCTTGGCGTTGATGAGACATTAATATTTGACCACGGAGTGGAAAAGTATATCTTTGTTGGGAATGAAAAAACCCATGCAAGTAAAGAAATACTTAATATGTTCCCTGTAAGGAAATTTAAACATAAAACTATCCTTTCCAGAAGTATGCAAAGGGACCAAAATATTATTTACATATTTACCAAAAAATAGAATGCCAGTTCAAACATTAACATTAAGGGATATTATGAACCATAATCATCAAGGTGATCTTTATGGTAAAGCCCGAAATACAGACGATGCTGGAGTAAGTCGTACCGAGGAATGGCAGACTCTATTAGACATTAGATATGAAAGATTGCCAAATGAGAAAAATAAATATAGTTTGAGGTTTAGATTGAATAATTCCTATGGACATATTCATATAGAAGTAGATGAAGAAATTGATTTCGTCCAACAAATTGGGAATCCAAATAAGGAATATAAAATAGTCACAATTTTTTATAAAAGGTAGGAAGACTATTAATATGGCTGGAAGATCCTCAAGAAATATTAAATTATCCGAAATCATCAGAGGTGATGTTGCAATAAATCGGGTTAATAGTAAAACTAGGAAAACCGATCCTAAAGGATTTAGTCAATCTGGTGGGAGGGATTATATTTATAATTTTCATTATACCAAACTACCATCATCCGAATATTATTTAGTTACTTGGATGACAAATGATAGCAGGGGTGGAGAAAAATGTAGTATAAAGGTAACAAGGGATGAGGACATGGAATTTGTTCAAGATACTAACGATCCATCAAAAGAGCATAAATTATTTACCAGGGGATGAAATATATTGTATCAACATACGGAGACGAGAATTTAAGTTTAGCCATGTACGAGGATAATGACTTCAGGCTAAAAAGTAAAAATCTATTAATAGAGGGAACTTTTACAAAAAATCGTTCTATTAAAGGAGTAGCAAATGGTCATGAAATTGGATTGTTTACCACTCCCTCAAATGAGATCTATATTGTATTTACCGACCATACGGTTAGGAAGCCTACGAAAGAAGAGCAAATCAAAATTGACGAATCCATCAAAGCTAAAGTATGAAAAAGATAACCAGTTTTCAAGATGTAGAATTTATAATCAATAATAAGTTAAATGTAAAAGACTTTGTTGGTCATAATATCCATTTCGTAAATTTTTTGGGATTATCATTACTTGAGATTGTTAAAATAATAAACTCCCGGGATTGGACGTACGATCCAGAATTTTAATGATCAATATATAGATAAAATAAATTCTATGATTGTTTATAAAACAACAAATAAAATAAATGGAAAAATTTATATAGGTTTTGATACTAATAATAATCCTAATTATTTAGGAAGCGGTGTTGCTATTAAAAAAGCTATTAGAAAATATGGCAAAGAAAATTTTATTAAAGAAACTATTGAATATTGTGATACTAAAAATCAATTAACAGAAAAAGAAATTTATTGGATTAAATTTTATAATTCAACTGATCGTAAAATAGGATATAATATTTCTATAGGAGGAGGAGAAGGAGGTAATTTGGGTAAGAAGGTTAATAAAAGAATATCTATTTCTAATAAAGGGAAAAATATAGGAAATCAAAATGCAAAGGGAAAAATTCCTTATAATAAGGGTAAAAAAATGCCAGACGAGCAAATAAAAAAATTATTAGGACCAAAATCATTATCACATAAAGAAAATATAAAAAAGGCTAGGGAAAAATTAACTCAGGAGGGAAAAATAGGTAAAAAGATAATTTGTTTGAATAATAATAAAATTTACAATACATTGATTGAAGCCTCTAAAGAATTAAAATTAACATCACCGAACATAAATTTAGTATTGAAAGGTAAAAATAAGAATACTAAGGGATATGTTTTTAAATATTATATAAATGGAGAATAAAAATTTATTCATAACTACAACTTTACCTTATATTGGCTTACCTCACATAGGACATATGTTTGAATTTATTATTGGTGATGCTCTAACAAGGTTTTTTAAACTTCAGGGTAATAATGTTTTCCTTAATACTGGGCTCGATTGTCATGGAACTAAAATAAAGGAAAAAGCAGACGATCTTGGTTTAGATCCATTAAGTTATATAGAATCAGTTGTTCCTATATGGAAGGATTTTTGTAAAAAATTTGATATAGAATATGATAATTTCTATCTAACTTCTGATAAATTTCATTATGAAAAGACTTTTATTCTTTGGAGTCATTTTTTAGAAAGGGGGAATCTATATAAGAAAAAATATTCTGGTCTTTATTGTTCTGGGTGTGAGTCTTTTAAACAGACTAAGGAATTAATAGAGGGTAAATGTCCGGACCATCTATCATTAGAATTAAAAATGATTGAGGAGGAAAATTGGCATTTTGATATAGGTAAATATAAAGAGCCCCTAAATAAATGGTTAGATAATTCTCCGGGATTCTTAATCCCTAACTCAAAATCTCAGGAGCTTAGAAATTTAATAGCTGAATCTTCTGAAATGTCTGTTTCTCGATTGAGATCAAAAGTTTCATGGGCAATACCTGTACCAAATGACACTGAACAAACTATATATTGTTGGCTAGAGGCACTCAGTAATTATTTCTTTGCTGCAGGATATCTAACAGATAAGAATATTTGGAATGATAATACAGAAATAATTCAAATATGTGGACCTGATAATTTAAGATTTCAGGCTATTATTTTCCAATCTATGTTAGAAGCTGAAGGTCTTAAACATACGGATAAGCTTTTAGTACATGGAACTATTAATGATGCCTCAGGTAAAAAAATGTCCAAGACAGAAGGGAATGTTATTGATCCAATAGACCAATTAAATAAGTATGGTCTTGATGCCGTAAGGTATTATGCTTTAGCTGGATTATCTACATGCTCAAATTCTAGTTGGGATGAAAAAGAATTGAAGTTAAAATATAATTCCGATATTTGTAATTCTTGGGGTAATTTTGTTTCCAGGGTATTACATTTATTAGATACAAAATGTGAGGGTGAATATTATGCCTCTGTAACACCTTCCTTTTTCCAAAAATTAGTTGAATATGAAAATCTAATTATTAGGTCTTGGAATAATATGGATATAAGGGAAGGATTGATGCTAACTGCAGAGCTCGTTTCCTTTGGTAATAAGTATATCAATGATAACGCTCCTTGGAATGAAAAAGATCCCGATAAGGTTAAATCGGTTATAAGCGATTGCTATCATCTTATTAGAACAGCAGGAAGATTTTATTCTCCTGTATTTCCAGAGAAAACAATATTATTGGACGAAGCAGTTCGGGCAAGGAAAAAGGTTAAACTATTCGAAAGAATTCCATGATAACTATGGCCAGGTTTAAAATGAACGATCTGGATAAAATGAGTCCAGAATTGGCAACAAGAATTATCCTCTTACATACTAATGATGTGTTAAAGGAAACTCATGGTGGACTGGATATTTTAACAAGAGACTTATTTCAAGTTCCTATACCAATTTTTGAAATGAAGGATTTTAGCTATAGTTCTTCACAAATGAAATCAATATCTACAAAAATTATCGTAACTTATCCGGGTATAAAAGAAAAGGGTGATCTTTTTATTGAGTTAACCCCAGATCTTGGTAAAAAGATTTCCTATATAATAAAATACCACATAGGTTATCATTATGAGAAAAATTGTAGAAGGATTTTGGCAACTGATATGGTAGGAACCCCATTTATTAAAACTAATTCAAAAGGTCATATTGAATTAGATCTTTCTTATAGGGGTCTTGGAATACATAAGGTCTATATTAATTTTTTAGAGAATCTCTTTCTTAGAGAGTTTTTAATTAATAGAATAGAAAGACTTTGTGATGGATCCGAAGGATCCTTTGGATTTAGTGGAGACGAAACAAATAAGATGATGTATGGGCTAGGACAATTATTAGTTCCGCCAAGTAAGAACCAATTAAAATTATGGACGGAATAGTCGTAAAAGAAGAGGAAATAGAAATAGTTCCGGAGAAGCATCAATATAAATTTCCGGATGGGCATATTATAAACATTCCATTCCCTAATGGTCTCTCTGGTCAACAGGGTAAGCTATTAGAAGAATTATATCACTGGTGGGATACTCGTAAAAATAGAACCGGAGAAGATAATATATTTTTAGTAAAAGGATTTGCTGGTGTTGGTAAAACCTCTGTTATTAAATTCTTCCTTCAATATCTGGTAGAGAGTAAGAAAATTGGGAAAGGTTTTGCTATATCTGCACCATCACACCAGGCACGAAAACAGCTATTCAAATCAATCCGGACTATGCAGGTTTTGAATAAATTTACACATAAGCCTGCAGATTATATTTCCAGTGTTAGTGCTCGTGAATTTTTCAAAGCCAGAACATTTACTACCCAGGCAGCCTTTCAAACCCAATTGGTATTGAATACTCATGGAGGTATGCAATATGCCAAAGATATGAACGAGTCTGCCGGTTATAGTAAGTTAATTAAAAGTGGTGTGCCTGTTGTTTCTCTTTGGGTCATTGATGAAGTATCAATGATCTCAGACCCAGATGAGATTGAAAAAGTAAAATTCTACTCTAGGTCAATCCCAGTTATTGTAATGGGAGATCCTGCACAATTAAGAAATCCCAGTACCCAGAAACTATCCCCTTTGTTTAGTTCGCAGAACGTCACACATAGCGTCGCTTTAAAGGAGGTAATGCGCACAGGTAAAGATAATCCTTTAATAGCAGAATTAACTGAGCTACGCAACAATATACGCAGTGTACAATCACCTTTATCATATACTACTAAGGTAGGTCCCGATGGGGAGGGGATCATTTACAAACAAACTATCGGCGATGTAATTACCAATTTATATACAGACCCAAAATATAAAGAGAATAGGTCGTTTGTAAAAATAGTTGCAAAGTCAAATAATAAGGTTTCCCAATATAATAAAATGGTAAGAGGTATTCTTGGACTTGATGTTGGAGAATATTCTTATAGTGTTGGTGATACTTTAATGGGATATGCACAAACGGTTGAAATATTTTATAACTCTCAGGAGTATATTGTTAATTCTATTAAGACTGCACCAGTTGGATTAATGAATATGGTTGATACAACTATAAGAAATGGACAAAAGGTGGGTTTAGATGAATTTACTATGGGGACATTGAATAGTGGTAAACAACAAATTGCCCGGATACTATCAGAACTTGGTAAAAAAGACTTAGAACTGATTCCATACACGCTTGAAATTACCGAGAGTGATAGCATATTCGATCCAGTAAAAATGGTAATGTACATCTTTGATATGAAAGACCCAGACCATATTAAGGAATTTGATAAAACTGGAAATTTATTCCATCTTCTTTATGACAGGGTTGAAGTTCTTAAAAAGGAACAAAAGAAAATCGAGTATAAGAAAAGAAGAGATTTCTGGAGGGAGAAAATACTTCCGATAGAAAGTGCATTTAAACTATTAAGTGTAACCCTACAAACTAATGAAAACATTTACCGATATAACGATAAATTAATCAGTGAAGGCGAAATAGAAAGGAACGTGAAAATGAGACTCGCTGATAGGATGTTAAGTTATGAACAGGTTATGGAATTTATAGAAATAACCAAAAAGAAGGCTTCTCTATTCAAAGAGAAGTCCATTGATTATGGTTATGCGATTACTGCCTATAAATCTCAGGGTGCTACCTATGAAAATACTATTGTTGATTTGGATAATATTGAAGGAAAGAACCATTATTGGCGGAATAAGCTAAAGGATAATCCAAATCAAATAGAGAATCTAAATTCTGAAATGTACGTAGCTATGTCTAGATCATCCAGATGTACTTATGCCTTATCACAATATGCTAAACAACCAGAGAATGGAAAATGATGTAATAGTTCTTTCTGACTTCACCAGGGACATGTTTGATGTCCCTCAGAGAGTTCATGAAGAAATGTTAATACCATGGCTGGAAAAGCAGGTAGAAATTATTAAAGACAAGTTAATAAAACGTGGTTATGATGAAGTTGGTAACCACGGATTTGGTATAGTTCATTTTAAGAAAGGTAATTACACTTATGCTATTTGGCCAGAGGATCAAGAATATTGCCAATATGGCATATTAAAAATTGACGGGCTAAGATATAGCCATGATGATTTGTCAAGAATTTACCATTTATATGGATCACATGATCAATTGGATGAATTTCTAGCATTGGTAGATAAAAATGAATGGAGCTGGATAGAACTTTTATCGAATGATCTAAAAGAACTCTATGAAAAGTACGGAGACGATACTCACGAGGAAAGGTGGACAACAATAAATAATTTATTTCACAAAAACCTGTAAATATGGTAATAGTTACAATAGCAATAATTGAAAATTCAGATATTAAAGATGAAGCTATGAATACTCAATTTTGTAATCTCATAAATAAAGATCTTAAATCTGATATACCTGATAATATTGATCTTGTTTTACATGGACCAAAAGGAGAAATACCAGAATTATTAAAAGTAATAACAAAAGATAAGTATGGTTCTTGGTGTGAATTAGAAAAATTAAAACCAAATAGGATGTTTCTGATAATATGATTTTCATACTGGAATAGTAGAATTTAACGGATATATAGTATATGCAAAAATATTATACTATTTACCAAACTACTAATTTATTAACCGGAATGATTTATGTTGGGTTTCATATTACCTCAGATTTAAATGATAAGTATTTAGGAAGTTCAAAATCGCTAAAGAAGGATATTAGGGAATTAGGAAGGATTAATTTTAAAAAAGAAACTCTTTTTATATTTGATAATGAAAAGGAAATGTTGGACAAAGAAGCAGAGATAGTAAATAAAGAATTTATTTATAGAAGTGATACCTATAATAGAATAGTCGGAGGGCTTAGGGGAAGTATGTCTTTTTTAGGAAAGGTTTCTGTTTTAAAAGAAGACGGTAAAGTAATTATGGTTGACGTAAACGATCCTAGATATTTATCTGGTGAATTAAAATTCAATTGTACAGGAAAGGTAACAGTAAAGGATAAAGAAGGGAATTTTTTTCAAGTTGACAAAAACGATCCTAAATATCTATCTGGTGAATTGGTGAGTAATTTTAAAGATAGAATAACAGTAAAAGATAAAGATAATAATTTTTTTAGTGTTTATCCCGATGACCCTCGATATTTATCTGGTGAATTAGTTTTTAATATGACCGGAATGGTTATAGTAAGGGATATAGATGGTAATAGACAAACGATTAGTAATAAGGATCCTAGATATTTATCAGGTGAATTAGTAAGTATTTATAAAGGAAGAACTGGAATTAAAGGGATGCTCGGAAAAAGTGTTAGTGATGAAATGAAAAAAAGGCTTAGAGAAAAAGCTAAGTTAAGAACAGGAGAAAAAAGTTCAGGGATAGGTAAAATATTTATTAATAATGGTATTGAGAATAAAAGGATTAAGAAAGAGGACCTTATTTCATTTATTGAATTGGGATGGAAATCAGGAAGAATGAAATTTATAAATAAAGGGTGGACTAAAAATAAATAATTATGTTTCCAATAAAGAAATTTTATAGATTAGAAGATATACCAGGGGCCAATCGATTTGGGGCAAAGAGGCGCTGGGATTTTCATACCGGGGTGGATTTATTTTGCAATCCAGGAACTCCTGTATATGCTTTCGAGGATGGTGTAGTCACAGACATCGCACCATTCACAGGTGCATCTATTGGAATGCCTTGGTGGGCAGAAACAAAATGTGTAGCAGTCGAAGGAGAATCAGGTGTTATTCTTTATGGAGAGCTAGAACCTAATCCTGAATTGAAGATTGGCGATTCTATTGACGAGGGTAGTTTAATCGGTAACATCCTTACTGTCCTATTAAAGGACAAAGGAAAACCGATGACAATGTTACATATTGAATGGTACGAAAAGGGTTATAGAGGTAATTGGGATGGTTGGTGGCCAGATCAAGAAAAACCAAAAGACCTTAAAAACATAGAAGAACTAATCTTCAAAAATCATAAGCCTTCTGACTTCTATGATATTCACGAAGAATTTGTTCCATGGCAATTAGCAAAAATGTTGAAGGATGCTAATTTTGATTTACCTTGTTTAGCTTGGTATGAAAATAGAACAGGTCAATTCAATATGCTCGGGCAGGAAAGTATGGATGACCACCCGGAATATATCCACACAACATTCTTTACTCCTGAAATAACACAAGCTCCTTTATGGTCGCAGGTTATTCGCTGGTTAAAGATGGAACATCGATTACATCTTAGTACTATGCAATCTGCCAATGGATGGATCTTTACATTGGACGACATAGGAAATAAAATATCAGAGGATGGTATTCGAACAAGCGATGAGGATTTTAAAACTGAATACTCTGCTTTAGTTGCAGGATTACTAACAGCATTAAGAACTATTCAAAATGAGCAGAACGTTAAGGGAATATAAAGGGAAAAAGCATCGCCAACAAAAGGAAAGGAAAACTGATAAAAATCCACGTAAGCATTTTGGTTTTACTAGTGGTCAACATACTAGAGGTGTTTATGATAGGCCTTTAAAGGAAGATGGTACTCCTGATTATACCAAACAGCCGGAGCTAACTGATCGTGCACCAGTAAAAGGTGTAGATTTTATTAAATATAGTTGGCCTTTTGAATTAAGGTCGAAAAGGTTTATAAATCGAAAATTAAAGGAAGAGGAAGACAAAAAGGAAATAAAAGGTAATATATGAGCTATAAAATTTCAGAAGACCTCACGGAAGAGGATTATTTATACTTAACGGGATCACGTATGGACATGGACCACAAATTAGTTAAGCTCGGAAATGATTACTATTTATTAGATAATCATATGGCCCGTAATAATGGAGAATATTTCATGGAGCGTCTAACTACTGGTACAATGGATATTTTTCGGGTTGACTCGGCAAATGATACAATCCATGATGGATATAAGATAATTGCATCCACAGCAGAATTACCAAATGTGTGGAAATTGGACAAAGTATCAATAGAAGCAATGATTCCATCCAGAAAGACCTATACAAACGAAGATGTTAGAGCATCCATGTTATTTATGGCAAAAACACTTCGGTTTATAGAAAAAGGATTAGTTGGTACAGTACTCGAATCAATCGATCTATATTCACAAGCCATTCAATCTGAGTGGATGGCTTCTATCCAGACGAAAGAAGCTGGAACAGTTATCAGTGGAGGCCTCAGACTTTCCGATGAGATAGGGGGGGGGGGGAAA